ATATAATCGACCACTGTCGTCAGAAAGGGAAGGTGGCTATAAATCCTATTATATCGTGGTCAGATGCCGATGTGTGGGATTTTATAAGGGGGAACGGAATAGAATATAACCATTTATATGATTGTGGTTATCATCGTGTAGGATGTGTTGGTTGTCCGATGGCAGGAAGGAGGCGTTGGAAAGAGTTCGCAGATTTCCCAGGGTTTAAAGAAAAGTATATCAAAGCCTTTTCGGAAATGCTTGATAAAATGAGA